TTTAAGCAATTCTCAACTGCATCCATTACCATTTCTTCACGATATGTATAGCGAATGAAGTTAGCTTTGTGAGATAATCCTTCAGATATGCGCAGAAAACATTGAGCAATATAATCTGGTACTTTAGGAATTTCTATGTTTGCTTTTTTTGCTTCATTAACTAAAGTAACATACTCAACAACTGCTTGTGAAAAATCAGCATTATTTACGTAGTGAATACTAGCGCGTCTTTGTCGTGCCATTGCTACTTCCTTTCATTATTGTAGATACTATTATACCACTTTAATGTTAAAAAGTAAACATGTATTTTTTGTTTTAATTTCTAAAAATAGTGGTGTACAACTACCATTTTTTATGGTATAATAAACTGTAGTTTAGGGAGAGGGGATACTATAAAATCATGAGCTCAATGTATTGTATCAGTTTTTGGCTTAAATTTGATAATATTGCCATCTGCATCTTCTGATTTAATTATTTCTTCTTCTTGTTTTTCTTCTTCGATTACATTGTTTATTTTATTTTCTACGTAGTATTCGATTTCTTCGTCAGTCATATCTTCGAATTCGTCAAAATTAAAATCAGTTTTCTTTACTTTCGCCAATGCTATCATTCGCTGTACAGTTTTATCATAGTGCTGCAGCAATTCATTCGAAGGATTGACCTCGCCAATAATATGTGATGAGTTAATTGTGTGTAATATTGCTGGATCATCGCATAAACCCATCCATGGACGGAAAGCGTAAAATCTAACGTGCTTTTCCATATTCGAACCTTGTATAATGAGCAAAGGACATCTAACAATAATAGAAGCATTCTCGTCGGTGTCCCATTCGAGTACTTCACAAATAACTTCATCGTCGTTTGTCAGCTTAAATTGCTTAAATGTTTGTGTCATATTGCAATCCTGTATGTTTTATTGTTGAAGTTTTCTCTTTCATATATCCGGTGCCGTTCTTCAGAATGTAAAGTTGCAAAGTTTTTTAGATTTTCATAGCTTAAATTATCTATAATGTCGTACAATGTAGTAGGTTCGTTATTATCTGACTTTCTCAGCCCTCGTCCAATTGACTGAAGTACTCTGATCTGGCTTTTCGACGGAGACGCGAAGATAATGTTGTGCAAATTCCGTATATTAATACCAGTACTAAAAGTACCCAAAGATGCGACAATGATAGCATTTTTCTGTTTCTCTACTATTCCACGAATTGCTTCGCGGTCAGATGTTGCGACTTGGCCTGATACAAAGAACACTTTTCTATTTTCATCTACTTTACTATTTATTAAATCAAATAGTGGTTTTCCGTGCTTTTCGACAAAGTTGAATAGAACGAGTGTGTTACCCTGCTGATCTAGTGCTAAATTTCTTATAAAGTTGTTTCGTTTATCGTTTGCGACAATCCACTGAATTTCATCTTGATACGTTCGCTTACCAAAGTCCTTACGTACTTCTTCTGAGTAATCAAGTATGATTCGTTTGATATTGAGTTGAGCAAGCGTATCGTTATCCTGTAGCTTTTTAGTTGTTGTGACTTTGTATATTTTTCCAAAGAGTCCTTGAAGGACCAGCTCATGTGTTTGAGTTCCATCGAGAGTTCCTGTTGTTCCAAAGCGATATTCGGCTTCTGTTGCTTTATTCATAATTTGCATTAATGATTTTGATTTAAATCCATGACATTCATCACCAATTACCATTCCGAATTGTTCATACCATGATCGAGGTAATTTATATATCGATTGCCATGTACTAATTACAATCGGTGCACCGGGATCCTTTTCTTTACCAGAATAAATTTTGTGAATAAGAGATTCCGGACAATTGTAATCTTTAAAATCAGATGTCATCTGTTCTACGAGCGATGTAGTCGGTACAATAACAAGTACTCTTTGTTCGCTATCACCTCGTAATACACTAAGAAAGTAAGAAAGCAAAACATAAATGATAAGAGATTTACCTGAACCAGTAGGAGATACTAAAATAGCACGTCTTTTTCGCATACCTTCCATGACTGCCATAAACTGATATTCTCGAAGTTTAAAAGGCAAATTCATTTTTTCTACAAATCTAATTATGTCCTTTCCTTCAACTTTATCTTCGGCGTGTGGCATGCCATATGCAGTACGGATAGGATCTAGATCATAACCACGCGTTCTACAGAATTGAATTAGATGATATATTAGACCAGCTGGAAGTTCTCCGCTACGAGTATCGAATAATCTTATTTTTCCATCCCATACTTTTCGCCGGAAAGCTGGCATGAAGCGATATCCGGGTACATAGAAACTAAAAAATTCGTTGAGTTCTTGAGCAGCACCATAATCGCAATCAATGTGTAGATTTGCATGATTTAATTTTCTTATCCGAATAGTTTCTATACTTTTCATCTACAATATCTCTAATTTCCAGCTTCGAAGTTTTTCCACTTGATCATGTTTGATATTGTTTGATGACGCCAGTTAATATGCGTAACAATATCTTGTAGTGTTTCTACTAATGTTTTATAGTATTGAATTTTTTCTTCTGATTTTTGGATTTCTGGATCAGCCTCATAATAATAAGACATGTCGCCTTTCATTACTTTCAAGCCATTGAAAGGATCAGGATTCCATCCAAGTTGTTCTACTTCTTCTTGAGACATTTTTCCATTATACCATTCCCATTTTTGTTTCAATAACGTCTTTTGCACAAACTCTGCTCTTTTTAAAAGCAGTTTGCCGTTTGCAAGTTTCTCGAGATATTTGGAATGTAGAAGTGGGGTTTGACGAGAACTTTCGTCAAGATGTACATTATCAATTATATTATCCTGTGCCCATTCTTCGAGCACAGCTTTCAAATCAATCATTATAAAGCTCCATTATATGGTATTATATATTACTATATTAAATCAAAGTATGTGAATCTAAAAGAAATAGTAAATGTGATAAACTCAGTTCCTGTTGCTGTTGATTCAAAATTTATATCTCCAAGTGCAACTGGTACGCATTCATAGTATTTTACTTGTTTTGTCACAGCATTTGCACTTGAAAGAATAGACAAAGTAATATCTGAATACGTTGGAGGTTGTGTAGGGCTACGATCAATTGCTCTTACCGGTAAATTGTCAACTGCTCGGCGAATCCAAGAATACATTTCATTATAGCCGGTAAGTCCTTCGTCTAAAATAATAGTTGCATTCAATTCATTAAACGTAAGTGAACCGCCGACGATCGGAACTCCAGTAATTTTGCGAAAAGCAACTTCCGAAGGATTAATAATCATACCCGGATGTGTAATAGTTTGCGCAAAATACTCAAGATTCGGGAAATTTTCTCGATCTATAGTAAGCTTATAACTAGTCGGTTGTAAATAATTTAAATTTGTTGTAAGTGCCATACTGCTATTTATACAAGTTTAAGATAAAAAAAGAGGCCGGAAAAACCGGCCTCAGTTTATTTTTTAGTTTCTTCTTATGTGAGGATATTATCAACCCGAAAGATTCTGTAATATTGGTTTGTGCGGTTAGATGCCAAACCGTCTGCAGGTGATGCACCGACGAATGGGTTTGAAGCCATGCCGTAGCGTGTCTTAAAGCCAATCTTAGGCTGGAAGCTATCTTCACCGACTGCACGAACCATTGTCAATGGAACGTATGGGCAGTAGAAGAGACCTGCGTCATATGGGTTAGTACCTTTGTAACCAACATTAACGTAATCGGCTGATGCATATGGATCAATGTAGACCCGTGTGCGACCGTTCAGTACACCAGCAAATGTGTTGCCTGTGTCATCTACGTTCAAGTTGGTTGACATTGCTGGTGAGTAGTCCAACATGCCTGAAGCTGCAAGAGCAGAAGCAACATCTGATGAACAGATGATGAAGTTACCCTTACCACGGCGTGTTTCTTTAGCAATTGTGTTTGCCTCACGCTCGATCTGTACGATCAGACCTTTGAACTTCTCAACTGACCAGCGGCCATCAGCGTCTGATGACAAGTTAAAGATACCTTTTGTGGTAACGTTAGCTTGACGAGCACCGATTTTAGCTTGTGCGTTAACTGTGCGGATAACCTCACGGTTAATTTCAGCAAGAAT